GGTATTTTTCCACACATTTTGATTGCTAGGCATGCTCTTTCAGCATGCTAGGATAGTTTCGTACACTGTCTGCCAGTTAATAACCCTACGACCGGAGTTGAAGTCTATTTATATAACAGTTTCTCAACCGGAGCTGTATCATGAATTCAGGCGGAGGGCGTAATGGTCCAGCTTAGAACCGAATTTATAGATCAGTAGGTCAATATCGTAGAAAATAAAGAATTTAGATGAGTAGACAGGTTAATACTGTAAGGATACATTGATTGGATTTACGGCTTTTTTCTACATTTTCAAGTCATGAATAATGTTAACCCCCGTTTTCAATGTAAATGCATATAGTTTTCAAATATAATAAAAATCACAAAAACAAAATAAACAAATTGAGTTAGTCTTTCTCGCCGTACGAGATGACCACATTTAGTATCGAGATCTTCAAGAAGGTTTTCACCGGTATTATTAAAATAGGATATGTTTCAAGTTCTTTTTGATTTAGAGTCACTGCAAGTTATACTGTACACACTCATTGAACATAAGCGCTTGCTGCCGTAGCAGCAAGTATGCACCCTAGGCTTTGCCTATTTTAATAATCCTTGAAAGGATCGTATTAATTTACTTCTCATGTTAAAGTCAAGAGATAGGAAGTCAAACCGATAAATATGACTCGCCCTAGAACGGGTTAAAAAATACTTCACCTTAAAGCTCAGAGACAACTACAACAATTTCAATCTCGACAATGAATCTCATCGCCCTTTTGAAGAATAAATTTATATGCGCTACAGTTACGCCACTTCCGGAAACACTAGTTGTGCCATTAGGTACACAATTTTTCCGCAGTGAAGCACCGGCAATGACAATTATGATTGCTGGTGAAGGTTTTCAAGTGCGTGTGGAGAATGTTCTCTACACCACTGATCTCTATACATTTATTAGAGATCGATATTTAATTAATACACGTCGTACATTGACAATGACCCCAGAAATATTTTGGGATAAACTAAATGCTGTTTTGATGTACCAAAACAGACCACTCTCAAAAAGACCAATTCTTTTGAGTGAATATAATATTCCAAATTTTGGAGTAATTTCACTTTCATTTTTTGGTCTAAATGGTGGTAGCAAAATAATGTTGCCACCATATACCATTTTAAAAGAGTGTGAGGAAAAATTCCTCAAAGAATATAAAAATAATCTTAAACTCCAATCAGGAGAAGAACAATCTGCCGAATTCGACAAATTGTTATATTTCATTCAGAAAAATTCGGGAAAAATGTTTGCGGGCATGGATGTAGATTGGATAAATATCCAAGTTGAAAATTTCAGCATTATTGCGAGCTATGCGAGCAAATGCAGTGGTGTATATGATTATATCAAATTAACGCAGTTGGCTTATCGCCTGTTTACAGGTAAAAGTTTAACTCTTTTGGTTCTTAAAAGAATCGATGCATTATTCTTAAATGAAGTGCAAGCTTTTGACACAGGTGATGCTTTGCGTACTTTACGTGCTGCATTCAACATGTCTTCACAGGTTGTTGATTGTGAATTGTCCAAGAAATTGGTCGGTTTATATTCTTACCTTCTGACACAGGGTTTTTTGACCCATTTTGGATTGACATTGAATGATGAAGATTATTCCAAGATGGAACAGAGAGCTTTGTTGTCGGCATATAGTTCGAAAAAATCATTTATTATGTGTGCTCTTGATGCTACTTTGTTCATTGGAGAACGACTCTATGAGTGGAATGAGACTGGAGATATCTCTAGTTTTATCCATTCAGGAAGCGAATATTCAACATGGATCAAAGAAGCAGATAGAATTCTCAATCTTGCACCTTTTACAGGCAATTTAAAAGCACACAATACGACATATTTTGCTTATTTGTCTGACATGCGGGATGCTATTGAGAAAGGAGAAGCATATTCGAAACATGTAACCGCCATTGCTGGCGTTGACTCGATTTTCATTAAAAGGAAATTGTCGAGTCTTCAATTGTTGCAGAACACGGAAATAACACGCCGTGCAGCAGCCAAGGAACGAACAGCCCCAATGGGCGTTTTATTATATGGTTCGTCCAGTATTGGTAAATCTGGGTTTTCCAAAATTATGTATAATTATTTTGGAGGATTATTTGATTTGCCAAGAGAGGATGAATTTAGATATGTTCGTAATCCTATGGATGAGTATTGGAGTAATTTTAACTCCAGTATGTGGTGTATTCAATTGGATGATATAGCTTTTTTAAATCCAGTTAAGAGTAGCACAGTTGATCCTACATTGCAAGATTTGTTAAATGTGGTCAATAATGTGCCATATGTGCCACCTCAGGCTGCCCTAGAAGATAAGGGTAAGACACCAGTCATGTGTGATTTGGTTGTAGCTACAAGCAATTGTGGGACTCTCAACGCACAAGAATATTTTTGGTGTCCTCTCGCTGTCCGAAGGCGTTTGCCATTTGTTGTCAATATCACTCCAAAGAAAGAATTTCTTCATTCCAATCAGGTATTTCTCGATCCTTCCAAAATTATAACGGAGGATGGTAAGTATCCTGATCTATGGAATATTGAAGTCTTGGAGATTAAACCGATTCTGACACAAACTCGTGAATTTGCGGAATTGAAACCTTTGCAGATGTTTTCTGATATTAATCAGTTTCTCGCTTTCTTTGGTAAAGCATGTGTGCAACATCGTTCTAATCAGGATGGAGCCATGTCTAAAGATAAGGAAATTGCGAGTATTCAGGTTTGTAAAAAATGTTTGCTCCCTGGGTGTGTCGATTGTATGGAGGTCCAATATGGATCTTCTTATTTTAGAAATTTCGCTTCACAATGCATGTTGTATTTGATCAATTGGATTGTACGATGGAGAGTCACTATGTGGTGTCTGGATTGGATGATCCAGTATAAAGCCACGTGTTATTTAGCGAGTTCGTTTGTGAACAATTTCGCTGATTGTGATTTCAATATGCAATTCTTTGGTGGAATGACTGCCAAAATGAGAGACCCAAGAATCCAGAAATTCGTCATCTGCGTTAGCGCGTTGATAGCATGCTTTGGTTTATATGCTGTATCTAATAAATACTTTTCAAAAGATGAAAAGACAGCAGAACAATCAAGTATTGATGAAGAACTTGAAATTCAGGGCAATAAAAATGGAACCACAGAGGAAGATTTACCTACTGAGGAATCCAGCAATGTCTGGTATAATCCCACAATTGAACTTACAACTTTTGATGTTCCCACCGCAAGTACAAGTTTAGTGGGATGCACACAAGAAACAGTTCGTGATCTTTTTCATAAGAATTGTGTATTGTTGCGTATCAAGGCAACTGGTGAGACCACTTCTCGAGTCATGCGTGGTGTTTTTCTTAAAGGACATTACTGCGTGACCAATGGACATGCTTTCAAGACAGGTTGCACTGACTTCACAGTCCAAATTATACGGACTGGAGTTTTAGAGAGCATCACTTCCAATATTTCAGTCAAAATGAATAGGAGTGATATTTCTTTCGCACCTCATAATGATTTGTGTGTTTTTTCTGTTGAGAGCTTGCCCCCTTTTAGGGATATAAGTAAGTTTTGGATGGAAAAATTCACACCTATTACAAGTTGTGTTGAATTGATTCGTGATATCAATGGAGATGTCAAAATCAATAATGTCCATGGATTAATGGAGAATAACATTGAAGTTCCAAGTCTTGGAAGATCATTTGACGTCTATTATGGACATAGTCAAGATGTTACTGAGAGTGGTATGTGTGGATCATTATGTGTGTCTATGACACCCAGAGGTCCTATCATTGTTGGTCTACATTTTCTTGGAAATGAGCATCATATTGGAATTTTACAGGTCAATCTCGGTGAAATATTAAATTTAATCACGAGTAGACGACCCATAGTTCAAGCTGGTGTCGCACCAGACATGACATGTTCCAAACGTTCACATGTTCTCTCAGAAGTTCATCACAAGAGCGTCATCAAGTATGTCGAAAAGGGTGTGTTAAATGTATATGGATCTTTTTCAGGGTTTCGACCTCGTCCAAAGAGTTCTGTGTGTGAGACACCTCTAGTGGATGATTTCTTAGAACACTATAATACGACCATTCAGCACGGTAAGCCCGCAATGTCAGGTTGGGAACCATGGAGAAAGAACGTCTTAAAAATGGTGGAAAGAGAAGTCAATTATGATAAATCGGTTCTTGGAGAATGTATCGAAGCTTTTGCTGATGACATTATCTCAGGACTTGATCAAAAACAAGAAAATTGGGAATCAGAACTCGTTGAATTGTCGCGCGAAGCAGCTATAAATGGACTCCCCGGTGTTAAGTATATTGATAAAATTGCAACTAATACATCAATGGGATTTCCTTGGTGCACGACTAAGAAAGAATTTTTGATTCCAGCAAAAACTGAAAAACATCCAGAAGGTGTTGATTTTGGCCCAGAAGTATGGGACAGAGTCAACGCCATTGAAGAAAAATACAAGAGAGGCGAAAGAGCTTATCCCATTTTTATGGGTCATCTTAAAGATGAAGCCACACCACTAAAGAAGTGTGAAATTAAGAAAACAAGACTTTTCACAGCTTCACCAATAGATTGGAATTTGGTGGTCCGCAAACATTTGCTCAGTTTTGTCCGTCTCTTGCAGAAAAATAAAACCATTTTTGAAGCAGCTCCAGGTTTGGTGTGTCAATCAAATGAATGGGGTCTCTTGCGAGATTATCTCACAGAATTTGGAGACGACAGACTTGTCGCTGGTGATTTTGAATCATTCGACAAGGGTATGTTAGCTGATTTTATATTAGCTGCTTTTGAAGTTATTATTCTAGTTTATAAAAGGGCTGGAGCTTCTGATGATATATTACAAATTATTTCTTGTATCGCAGAAGACACAGCTTTCCCTGTTTGTAATATTAATGGGGATTTACTGGAGTTCTTTGGAAGTAATCCTTCGGGGCATCCATTGACGGTCATAATTAATTCAATCGTCAACTCGCTCTATCAGAGATATTGCTATCATATGCTAAATCCTGAAAGAGAGGTTAAGTCATTCAAGAAAAATGTAAATTCCATAACATATGGAGATGACAATACCTTTGGTGTGAGAGTTGGTTGCGATTGGTTCAACCATACCAATATTCAGATGGCACTCCGACAAATCAATGTCGGTTACACCATGGCTGATAAAGGTGCTGAGAGTATCCCATTTATCCATATTGATGACGTTTCTTTTTTGAAGCGCACGTGGAGATGGAATGCTGAGGTATTAAATTGGGTTTGTCCTTTGGAAGAAGCATCCATAACTAAATCACTCACAATGTGGGTTCCATCAAAAACCATTGATAAATATAAACAAATGGTGGAAGTCATAGTGAGCGCAAATAATGAATACTTCTTTTATGGGAAAGAAAAATTTGAAGAAAAACATCAGTTTTTCAAAGGGTTACTCGAGAGAGAACCTTATTGTTTTTACGTTAATGAAGAGACGCTACCAGGTTACTTAGAACTGGTGGAAAGATTCAAAAGAGCTTCCACAGCTCTGACGTTGTAATATACGTCAATTGTGTGTAGACTAAGCCATCTGCACACTCTTATATAATGGTTCAACAAAAACATAAAAAAGGTAGACACCCGTGTATGTGTCAATGTTGATGTGCT